TGCATCGCAAGACTTTGGATAATCCCATAGTGATGAAAGATACAGATCATTTTGCTGTATGGATGTGGTTACTATTAAATGCTACTCATTCAGATTATGATACCATATATGAGGGGGAAAGAGTTACACTAAAAGCAGGTCAATTTATTACAGGCAGAAAGATCATATCTAAGGAATTAAAAATTAATGAGAGTAAAATACAACGAATTTTAAAAACCTTTGAAAGTGAACAACAGATTGAACAACAAACAAATCCCCGATGTCGCTTAATATCAATACTTAGGTGGACAGACTATCAGCTAGATGAACAACAAAATGAACAACAAGTGAACAACAAGCGAACACTAAACAATAAGAATAAGAAGAATAATAATAATATATATGTTCAAGAGTTTGAAGAATTATGGTCATTAGTACCTAAGAAGGTCAATAAAAAGAAATCCTATCAAAAGTATTTAATCGTTATTAAGAAAGTAGATCACAACACGATTTACACATCTTTTAAAAACCAAGTTTTAAATAATTGGAAAGATACTGATCCACAGTTTACCCCCGCTTTAAATGTTTGGCTAAATGGTGAACGATGGGAAGATGTTATTATTAAGCCTACTGCTAAAAACAATAAAAAAGCGTTTAAGAAGATGCAATCTGGTATGTATCGTGGTTATTGTGAGAAGTGTGGTGATGATATGTTTTTGCACAGTAAGCGTGATTTTTACATTAGTTCTAATTGTTGTGGGGTAGATATAGTGAGTGAAAAACCCAAGATAGATAAATCTCAAGATTTTACAAAAGAAACATATAATAAATTAATGGGTAGCCAGATATGAGTATTATTAAGGATATTATAGAAAGAGAAATAATAAACACTTTATCTAGGAATGGGAATTATACTAAGAACTCAGATGGATATTTAAAATATTGTACTAAGTGCAGAAAGGTCTGGGAGAATAATAGTAGGATAGGTGGCAGTAGTAAGGATGTAATAAATTACTATGATGATTTTCCCACTTATGGTAAAACAAGAGAAATATGCAGGGGGTGTAAATGATTATTATAAATCTATATGAGATAATTATAAACTTATTGGCATTTGGTATAGCATTGGTATTGATACCTATTGGGATGGGTTTGTGGTTATTTTTAGCTACATTTTTATTTAAAACTATAAAAGATTTTTTAAGGAATAGGGCAGATTAATGCCAAGATTAATATTTAAAGATATTTGGTATGATAGATGTGAACATCAAAAAGAAACCCATGAGTATGAGTTTTGTGTTAAACAAAATGATTATGAGTTCACAGATTATAAAATGATTGATGGTTTGATACATGAATTTTTTAGAGGATTAAAAAAATTAGGATGGCTAAATCGTAGAGTTGCTTTAAGGTTTTTAAGTCATTTAGATGATTTTATTGCTACAGAACCAGATGAATATAAAAAGAAACATCGAGATAGAGATGGATGTTTGTTTCATACAGATTATAATTTAACAACTAAAAAATTAGCTGATTTATATGTATGTTTTTTAACAAAAGAAGAAATGAGTGAGGAGTAATTAATGGATAAAGAAATTAGAAAATTGCTAGAAGAGATAAGTGGTTTTTTATCTAAACAGGGTAATTTTAAAACCTTTAATATAGAAGAAAGAGATAAGTTACTCTCTAAAATAAAAGAATTGGTGTAAAAACCAATAGTTCCTTTTGACAAAATAAATAATAACTAGGATGTTATTGTTCTAGAGTTATTTTTTTGAAAGAAGAGGCTGATATATGGCTAGTGAGTAGGTTGGCATTTGCTCACTAGCTTATCTATAATATATATGATAAAAGAAATAAAAATATTTTCAGACTTTATATCAGCTTATGAATATCAGCGTAAGATGGATAAAAAATATTCTTTTCTAAAATACGATGTTGATTTAGATATGAAATATGATTTTAATACAAAAAATAAGAAATATATTGTTTCTGTAAAAAATAGACCTCCATTGAAATATCAATATAGTATTTCAAATATTTTTGAAGATGAATTAGATGATGATATTCAAAAAGATTTAGTAGATGAAATAAATGATCTTTATGAGAATGTTGAGGGAATAAAAAAAGCGAAAAGAACTAATTTTGTTGAAAATATGAGAAACAGTAGACATGATAAAAATGTTTATTGTGATATTTGTGGTAAATATCAAACAAGAGACGAATATAAAAAATATAAAATGTGCAAAAAATGTTACAATTCATAAAACCCCAATCACATACCAGAGGTAAACATGATAAACAAAACAGAACCATGCGAAATGTGTGGCAGATACGATGGAGATCATAAAGATAAATGGCAAGTAAAAGAGCTAGAGAGCGATAAAATGAATCTTTTGATAGCAGGAATCTTATTTGCTCAAGAGGCTACACATAGACAAAAAGAGATATTTATGGCTAAATACTACATAGGTAGGGAATCATATACTGCAATAGCACATGATTTTGGCATATCTAGGCAGTCTGTAGCTGATGCTATGGATAGAGCTTGTATAAATATCACTAATATTATTAAAAGAATACTATGACAAAATAAGCCTATTTTTAGGGTTGGACTATGACAGCCTAAAACTTTTTTTATTTTTTTAACTCTAACAATATTAGAGTTTACAAGTAACCCTACAAAAAAACACACCTAAAAACCCACAAAATACTATGCGTTTGAGCCTTATTTATAGAGGCTTTATCGTGCCTCACTCGTTACGGAGTAATGATTATAAGACCGAAATGGTTGTTTAGCGATAGACAGGAAACGATATAAGTTGTAGCTACAGCTTTTTAAATATGGAAGATAAGGGAGTATCATTAAATGTTGAGCTAGTTGGGATTAAGAATCTTAAAACTACTCATAATTGGAGATTAGAGTTTGATGTCTATGAAGTTGAATCTGATAAAGTAAAGAGCTTAATGGATATGTTAAACAAAGCATTAGCGATGGGATTAATTGAACATGAGTAAAGAAATGGAGGTTAAACGGAGGGCAAACGGACAATTTAAGACCTCTGGAAACCCAAAAACTCAATTCAAGAAAGGTGAGGTAGCTAATCCTAATGGCAGGAGAGGATCATTAGCTGATATTATTAATTCAATGGGGGATGAATTACAGGATAATGGAAAGACCAAAAGAGAGCAGATGGTTCATAAAGCATTTCAAATGGCACACAATGGCAGTATTTCAGCTATGCACTACTTATCTGATAGAGGGGAAGGAAAAGTAAAAGAAATCCAAGAAATCACACATAAGGATTCTCTTATCATTGAGTGAGTCAATTCAAAATACAAAGAAAGAATTTTCTCCCACATCAATTACATTGGTGGGATTTACAAACATTTTACAAGGTTCTCATAGGTGGCTACGGAAGTGGAAAAACCTACATCGGGGCATTAAGATCAATATATCTCAGTTATTTGAATCAACCCCATGCAGGGATGTATGTGAGTCCTTCACATGGACTTTCACAGAGAACCATAGTAGTAACATTAAAAGATATACTTAACCGAAGTGGATTAAACTATACATATAATCAAATGAAAGGCGAGTTTCTCATACATAATTGGGGAGGTCGTATTTGGTTAGGTTCTGGTGATAAACCAGATAGTCTTAAAGGCTCTAACTTAGCTTGGGCAGGAATTGATGAACCATTCATACAAAAGAAAGAAGTGTTTGACCAGATGATCGCAAGGGTAAGACACCCAGAGGCAAATCATTTAGAAGTGTTTTTAACAGGTACTCCAGAGCAACTTAATTGGGGATATGAGTTAAGTAATCGTGATGATATTGATATTGGCATTGTATATGGCTCTACCTTAGAAAACACACACCTACCAGAAGAATATAAACAAAACCTATTATCAGCCTATTCAGATGATGAAATCAAAGCCTATGTACATGGGCAGTTTATTAACCTAACGCAGGGCAGAGTATATAAAGATTTTGATAGAACTAAGCATATTGCAAAAAGAACTGATCTGGAACATCTACCTGTGATTATATGCCAAGACTACAATGTGGACTATGCTAGTGCATTAGCTGTAAGAATGGGGAATGGTTGGATTCATGTGTTTAAAGAGTATCGTATGAGTAATGCTAATACTTACGATATGGCTGAATTAATTAAGAAAGATTTTCAAAATGTGGTTGTTATATCAGATGCCTCTGGTAATGCTCGTAAGAGTTCTGCTGTATCTTCTGATCACGATATTATGAGGTCGTACGGATTTAATCTTAAATCACCTAGAAAGAATCCTGCTGTAAGAGATAGGGTTGCTAGTGTGAATAAGTTAATTAGGGAAGGGAACTTTAGTGTGGAGGGATGTCCTAACCTAGTAATGGACTTAGAGCAGAATGTTTGGAGGCTTGGAGATATAGATAAGCGTGATCCTAAACAAACACACCTTAGTGATGCTCTGGGTTATCTATGTAATTACTACTTCCCTTTACGCACAAGAAAGGCTATCAGCACAGAATGGTAGAGTTCTTATTAGGGATAGTAGTAGGAATCATTACTACTTTTGTATTCTTGCATTACTATGGGAAACATTTACATCTTAAAAAAAAAGCTGAGATTGGGGAGTACATTCAACAATATACAGAGGCAAATGATTATGCCATATCTTAAAGGTTTATAAATGGAATTACATGATAAAATAATGCTCCCAGACCTCGGTAAAGAGGCAGTATTGCGTTCAGTTAAAGAGGCTGAGTATAATGCACTAGATGATATGATTGCTGAGAAGAACACATCATTAGATTTTTATTACAATAGAAACTTAGATGAGCATATACAGCAGTATTTTAGCACAGAATCTCTATCTCAGATTCCACCTGTATTGATGTCATTGGTTAAGCGTTTTGCTAAAAGTAGATTGATGCTATTAAAGCAACCTGCTGAAAGATTTATTAATGGTGAGTTTAATGAATATTATGATGATAAGGCTCATAACTTAGATACCAAGACTAGAGAGTTTGGGGAACTTGCTTGGCTGTTGGGTAGTTGCCACTTGCAATCTGTATATAATGAAAAGATGCAACGCATTGAGTATAAGCTACACCCCATTGTTAAAGAGTATGTATTTGATGGTGAAGTGTATGGTGTTAGCTACGAGATACATCGGGATCATAATGGGGATAGGCAGTTTGTATTTTGGAGTAAACCTATGGATGGTGAGCAAGGGATGCACTTCCGTTTCAAGTTAAATGGTAAGATGATGCCTGTAGGTAACAACCTAGAGATGGTGAATCCTTATGATCTTATTCCTATTACTAAAGTAGAGTTCAATACAAACGCTTTTGATGTTACTAGGTGTGCTGTTCATGCGAGTAATGCGTGGACTGAGGTTATGATAGCTACTAGGTTAATGATGGGTTCACCTGTGATTACAGGACTAGACTCAGAGATACCACCTTATTTAAAGTTTGGAGTAGATCGTTTGATTGCACTTCCAGAAGGTGCAAATATGTCCTATGTAAGTCCGAGTGCTAACCTTACCCAGATGATTCAATCGGTTAAAGATTTAATTAACCAAGTAGGGCAGAATCATAGCTTAACAATCAGATGGGGTGAATCATCAGCACCTCCAAGTGGTGAGGCATTAAAGATTCTATCTGTAGATAACATAGAAACTAGAGAGTCTGATATTCCAATCTTTAGAGATTTTGAGCATGAAAGATATGAAGTAGATAGGGAAGTGCTTAGAGTCCATGAGGGTGCTAATCTATCAGAGAATTACAGCGTGGATTACCCAGAGGTAGGCTTTCCAATGACATGGACAGAAGAACGCAACAAGCTAGAGTTCTTGATGGAACATAACTTAATTACTCGTGAGGAGCTAATAAGGAAGTTCAACCCAGATATAGATGAGGCTGAATTAGAGTTAAAGATGCAACAACTAGAACCAGAGCAACCAGAACAACCTACAAACAAACTACTAGAGGCATTACAGCGTGGCTAAAGAATCAGCATCATTAGAATATGCTAGAGCAGTAGAGCGAGTTCAGAAAGAACTTGTAGAGCAGGTGTTTGATCTACAGAGGCAGGGACTCAGTAAGAATGAGATACTACTTGTATTGCAGGGGTTGGATATGGAGGATGTTATCCTAAACCAACTTAATCTAAATGCTGATATAGATAAGCTCATGCTAGAATATGAGGGTGTATTAGGTGCGATGGAAATGACAGGCACAGTAACAGCAGAATCCTTAACAGCCTTACAGCGTATAGATAGAAACTCATTTGCTAAACAAGCAGGGGTAATGGGTGAACTTATAAAGAAGGAAGTAGCTAGGGGAATAATAGCAGGTGCTACTGAGAGAGAGATAGCAGATGGCATTTTAAAGGGTGCAGGTGGCGTTTTAAGAGCAGATCAAGCAGAGACTCTGGCTAATACTGCTTTAAATCAGTTTGAGCGTAATGTAACAGTAGAGATGGCAGAACTTGATCCTGCTGATGCTAGATATGTTTATCTAGGAATTATAGATGATAAGACCAGAGATATATGTTTACTAATGGCTAGTGAAGGTTCATTGACTAGAGATGAGATAGAGTCTAAATATCCAAATACATTTAGTAATGCAGGTGGGTTTAATTGCAGACATAGGTGGGCAAGAGAAACATCCAGATCAGAGCAACTTATTAAGCCAGATAAAGCATCATCACTTATAGATACTAAAAAAAGATTTAATCCCGTAACTGTAGAAGGTATCAAAGTTGGGTAAACTAGCAAACATACCAAAGTTTGATAAGCAGTTCTGGAGGGAAGTAGGTAACGAGATTACCGATGAGATACGAGTACAGACACAGAAGAAGGGGAAGGATGTATTTAATAAGAATTTTAAATCATATAGTAGGGGATATGCAGAGCGTAAGCCTCGTATAAGAAGAGGTAGTGGAGGTAATAAAGTAAATCTTACACT